GATGCAACCTACCGTAAATTTATCAAGGCTAAGATTTTCAAGAACGTAACAGCTTCTACTCCAGAAGAATTTATCACCGTTGTAAACACGATCTTCGATCTCCCAATCTCCATTACATCTGAAGGTGATGCTCAAGTTACATTGATGTTTGGACGTATTCTAACAGCTTTTGAGAAAGCTTTGCTAAATTATGTAAGCACGTCTCAAGGCTATCCTTCAAGACTCATCCCGAAGACTGTCGGTGTTCGTATCAATTACGGAGAGTTCGATGGGGAGAGTTACTTCGGATTTCAAGGTGCCCCCGGTGCTAAAGGTTTTGGGGAATTTACAGGCACATACGGTTATGGTCTAGGGTATGGTCTTGAATACGGCGACTCAGACTTCGAGCTTACTGGCGATGGCGGGCTATTTGCTACGCTTTACTAATTAAGAGAGGAAACAAATGGCACAATTTTTGAAGCCTAGCAATCTAAACAATGTATGGGCTAGTGGTGGGGATCGCATTTACCCCGGTGATACTAAATACGCAACCGGTTGGCAAGTGGAGATTCCACCCCGTCAGTATTTTAACGAGATTGATTATAAGCAAGATCAAATGCTTGCCCACTTGAATCAGCACGGTATTCCTGTTTGGGACAGTGAGACAGAGTATCAAGCAGACCAAAGCTATGTTCAAGGTTCCTCGGGCACTGTTTATCGTTGTGTTTTGACTCACACTAATCAGAACCCTGACCTAGATGTAAGTAACACTTATTGGATCATTGCTTTTGCATCTGCTGGGGACTTCTACACTGCGACAGAAAGCGATGCGCGTTATGCTCAGTTGTCCAACAATGGTAGTGATTATAATGCAGCAACTCTCCGCACAAACATAAACGTATACAGCAAAGCTGAAACCTACACCAAGACGGAAGTAGACTTAAAAACCACAGTAGCCACGGCACTACAATCCCAGCAGCAACAAAGCAACACTACACTACTCACACCACAACGACTAGCAGATGCCTTTGGTGGTGCAAATGTATCTGCAACTACTAATGGTTTTGTCCGTATACCCGGAGGTTTAATTTTCCAGTGGGGGAGAAATAACATTCTGGACACTCAAACAACTGTAACTTTCCCAACACCCTTCCAAACCGCGTGTTTTTCGTTGGTGTCTGCGGGAAAAGACACAACGGGGAACACTGAAGTTATGAACTATACCGCCTTGACAACCACGGATTTCACAGCTCGAAGTAGTGTTATAGGTGAATATAGTTGGTTTGCCGTTGGGATATAATTAGGAATTACTTATATGACGCAAAAAATTAGCCCATTCGTAGAAGGGAAGTTTGGTTGGAATCTAGGGGAGAATGGTTGGAACACAGGTATGGACGAAAACTTAATAAAGTTTTCTTTCCTGTTTGACCGCAACATAGATGCGATTATTAATACACTGCCAGCCGGGGCCAGTGATGGCAGTGCTTACTTCTTAACAACAGATAATCGCCTATACTTTAGGGTGTTGGGAAATTGGTTATCCTCTCCAACCCCCCTGTGGTTCATTGTAGCTATGCGAACAACAGGGGGGTTTTATCAGTTTAACGGGACCAGCTTAGTATCTATTGAAAATGCTTCTGAGATTTCTGAACGAATTGCCTCTGTAGAATTGACCGTATCAAGTCTAGGCTCGGCTGCTTATGAGGACGCATCATTCTTTGCAAGTCAAGCATCTCTTGATGTAGCATCAGCAAATTCTCAAAATTACACCGACGTACTGCGGCAGGAGCTAGCTGACAGCGATGGCGGAATCGACCTAGTAGCCAACGGACGAAAAGTTATCAACGCCAGTCAGCACGGTTGCATCGCGGGCGCTGACATATCGGTGCCGCTACAGGCTGCCGCCGACTTGGCTGACCTGTTGGGTTGTCCCTTGGTCATGGATATACCTAATGCAATTCTCAGCATGCCTGTACTCCTGCCGCAGCAGTTCTATGGGCAGGGCTGTGTCTTTACAGGTGACGTGATTGTCCGATACCGCAAGCACGCCCAGATTGGAAACTTCCGCTGTTCTAACCTCTTCACGCAAGCCGTGTGGCACGGGCACATCCATGACATTGACGTAGATGATGTTTGGTCGGTGGAAGGTTATGACCCCACATGGGGTTTGTTCTACAGCAGCTTCCGCGATATTCGAGCGGGGCAAATCAAGCTTGACGTAAGCGCACAAGCTGTAAACGGTAATGGATTCTTTAACTGCCTCGGCACAAAGCAGGGTGTCTACGGTCTTTTAATTACTGACAATGGTGCCACGTCAAGCTCCGGCGTTATGGAGGCCCACGCCAACACCTTTTACAACTGTGACTTCAGCCACTCCCTCGGTGCCCGCAATGAAGTCGCAGTGCGTAATCAGACTAATTACCTGATTTCCTGCTATATGGAGCACGGAGCAATTCCGTATGGCAACTGGACCGTCGGCGCGCCGGGAATGATCATCGACGGCAGCAGTCCGCCAATCGTTACACCGTTCAATCATGTAATCGGGATGGCAGATGTTTCTCCGTCGACTATGGGCGACAGCATTAGTGCCTCGATACAGAATCTTTGTATCGGCGGGGATTGGTCGGTAAGGGATGCTAACGGTGTTCCTCCAGGATTCTCTGCGTCCTTTGCTGCGTCCGCAGTTGGCACGAGTGGCGCACCCTACGGGTTTACCGGAATGTACGGCGGTTTGGTCACAGGGGCATATCAAGCTCTAAATGTTAAGTTCCGAACAGCAACAGGGAAGTTCTCAGCAATTGTTTGGGTTTATTCAGGCACTGGGGTTTTGCCAGATAATATTGTGATCAGCGATGGCGTCACAGACTCGTATCGCGATGCAGCTACCGCCTACAACGCTGGGGGTGGCTGGTATCTCTACCGCATATCCGGCACTGCGACTATAGGCGCTGACGCCACTATCGGTCTGATGGTGAACGGCGCAGGCGGCGGAACTAAGGAGATTTATCTTGGTTCCGCGTGGGTTACCGATAGCAAGGCTGCGCTGTTCCCATCGTTTTCGGAGCCGGTATCGTCTGAAACTGTCACTCTAGGCGGCATGGAACTTAAACGAGGCACCGCACAACAGAGTTATGTGTCCGGTGCGAGTTTCATTGATGTTGTGGTCACTTACGGGTCGCCGTTCCGTGGTGGTGGACTGAGCATCGTCCCGTCTATCACGCTGCAACCAGCCAGCGGCTTTGAGGGTAAAGCAACACATTACGAGGTGCTTCCTGGATCGATAAATGCGGGGTTTACCGTTCGCATTTATTACACGGTCGACTGGGCTGGCACGGTCTGTTGGACGGCAATGACTTGTTAACCCGAACATATAAAGATATGAGGTGCAATCTTAGGGTAATTTATGAAGGCTCTTTATAAGAAGTTAGCAGCCTATGGCCTCGGGGGCGCTCTTGCACTCTCGGGTGCTTTCCTTGTCGTCCCCATGGAAGGTGAACACAAGAAAAATGGCTGGCATGAAGTATACCTTGATGTTGTTGGTATTCCAACCGGATGTTATGGTCAAACTGGCAAAGATATCAAACTAGGGCAGAAGTTCACGGATGAACAATGTGTTGAGATGCTTGCTGAAGAACTTGTTAAGTTTGATAAACAACTCGATAGGGTTTTTAAAGTGGAGTATCAGAACGACTACCAGCATGCGGCAATGGTCAGCTTTGCCTATAACGTTGGTGTTTATAATGTCAAGACATCCACTTTAGCACGTCTGTTCAATCAAGGAAAGTATGAACAGGCTTGTGACCAGCTCAGCCGATGGGTTTATGCCAAGAAAAAGAAATACAACGGATTGGTGAGGCGCAGGGAAGTTGAGAAAGCTTGGTGCCTTGGAAATCCCCCAGAAGATGTGAAGGAGTTTTATGAAAATGAAATTTCACGAAGACTGGAAAAAGATTCTTAAAACCTATAGCTTTCTTTCTCTTGTTGCAAACCTGCTGATTGCTCTTAGTGTTTCTGGCTTGGCTGTATTAGGTGTTCTATCCTCTCAGGTGGCATTTGGAACTCTTGCTATCTCAGCATCCATTCTTGGCCTTCTTGGCGCTATTGGTAGGTTGGTGGATCAATCTTACGACGATATGAGGGAAGAGGATGAGTAGATTATTTATCACAATCATAGCTGTTCTGCTCTCCCTCACTTCTTTGTTTGGTTATCTCTCCTACTCATTTTATAGCGATAAAGCAATGCTTAAAGCTGATGTGCATCGTTTAGTGAAAGCTAATGCAACGCTTGTTTCTGATGTAGAAAAGGCTACTAAATCTTGCTCTATCGTTGATGAAATCAATAGAAAGAAGGACGAAGAACAGAAAGCCTTGGATGAGAAGAAAGAAGGGATTGTAAAGCAGATAGATAGCATCCCAAAGAAATCTCATACAACAACTAAGGAATCCTCGGATGTTGAAGAAACTAACGTTGTGGACATTGATGGTGTGTTGCCTCTTGATCTTCAGCGGATGCTCAACGAAGCCCACCGAAGTGCGATACAGAGATAGAGTGCATACAACACCAGATAGTCTTCTTGTTGATCCGTGTGTAGCTAAGGAAGCTGGGTGGTCTGTTAGAAGTCTCAGTATTGGGTATGTAGAAAACACTTCCTGTATTGCTAAGTATAAATCTTTGCTTGAGAGACAGAGAGAGCACAAGAAAAAGATAGCGGAGCTTTATAATGCCGAACACAAACAATGAGCAACAAGCAGCAATCATCGTAGACCGAAGAATTAACACACTTTGGGAGAGGCTTGCAATTGCAGCTCTTGGTTTAGTGTTGTCTTTCACTGTCTACAGCTTTAAAGAGCAAGCAACAAGGATTGAAAACCTTGAACAAAAAGTGATTGCAATGGATAAA